CAAAACCACTAAATTCTTTTAATCCACTAATTGGTGTAAACTCGTTGCCTTCTTTTCTTAATTGGCGTAAATCTCCCCTAACTTCCTTTATTTTATCCTCTAATTCAGATATTTCTGCATTAGCGCCAAGAAATCTTTCAGCTGTTATATCTGGAACAGCGCCAATTTCGGATAGAGTTTCGTCTATAAGAATAGGAATTGTGGCTAAATCTTGTTTAAGCCCATTTATTGTTTTAGTATATTCATTATACTTATTTTGAGCATCAGTTCGTGCTCCTACATCTTCCTCCGATAATGATTTATTTAAATACTCATCAGCTTCTCTTGTAAGCTCTAATATAGTATTTTGAAGAAGTCGGTATTCTTCTATAAGTTCAGTAATAGCAGTACCGGTCTCTTCCGGTGCACTTGCAACCGTGCGTAAAAAATTTGCAGACCCCTCTGCAACTTCTGCCTGCGCATCCTTAAATTTATGTAATTCTGCTAATGCATCATCCCAAGCCTTTGTATGAACAAGGGAATCTGGTGTTGTACCGCCTCGTTTTGTAACAAAGTCTTGCATGTCAGCTTGTGCTTTTTTTAATTGTGCATTAGCAGTATCTAAATTAGCTATTATAGACTTTTCTTGCTCAAGAAGCTCTGCCATTTTAGAGGACGGTGTGGTTTCCATTGTTTGTATTGCTTTAGCAGTTTCATTAGCACTTTGAGCAGTTTGGTATAAATTTGCTTGTAAAGTTTGGAGACTGGTAGACAGTTCCTTACCAGAAGTCTTTGAGAAAATATCCTGCAACTGTTTCTGCAACTCATTAGCTTTGGTAGTAACATCATCGGCAGAAAGTCCCATCGTTACGTCTATATCAGGCTTAGCCATTTACATTACCTCCATTATTCCAAAGCTCATTGAACATTCTGTCAGCTTCTTCATCATCTGTAGTACGTGCGTTCCAAACAAAGTATTCTGGATTTTCGTTTTTAAACTCACGCTCATATTTTTCCAACTTTTTACCACGGGAAAGTTTATCTCTTATGGACAATACTGTTGAAAGTAGAGACTCGCCAACAGCAGAATAGTATCCCATAAATGTCCACCAATGTATATATGGCTCAGCACGAACTTCTTTATTCGCCACTTTATTTATTGCCGAGCATATCATTTGCGAATCTTTATCCCAATCTATAAGCCTATGCTTCATGTGTTTACCCACAGACTGGTCTTTACCACAGTTAAAAAAGTTGTACATTTCTTTAACTGCAATTTCTAAATCTGGAAATTTATTTATATCAGCGATAGAATTTATATCTTCATAAAAAATAAGGAGACTACAGAATACTCTCTCTTTGGGATTGAGTTCAGCATCCTGTAATGCTTTAAAGCAATCCAAGACCATTCTGTAGTCTCCGTTATTTCGTATGGGAAATTCCTCGCCTTCGATAAAAATCTTAGTAGGAATTTCATACATAATTATTTACCTGTGTACTTACTTGTATGAGCCTTCATTCGGTCTGACATTTTGCCAAATTCTTTCTGAATGTCATCAGCATATAATTTAAATAAAACATCTAATATTCGTTCAAACTGAAATTCACCATTATACATATTGTATAATGCACCAGTAGGAACACAAATATCGGCTATCTCTGCATCAAAAATGAAGTCAATAATTTCCCTCATTTCTTTATCAATAGCCTTTAATGCATCAGTAAGTTTTTCTATTGATTCCGGAGTAGCATCTTCCGCACTATCATCAATGTCAAAACCTTTCATGCCCAGCTCATTGAGTCTCGGATATACTTTTTGAAGCCTTTCAAGAATTGTTAAATCAGAGGTGTCAAGTTCAATGATTCTGTTATCATCACCATCAATTCTGATTTTCTTTTTCTCTACAGCTAACTTAATATCAATTACATCATTTGTTTTCTTTCCCATATTTTCTCCTTTGAATCAAATTTAATTAGTCGGGAGTGAATACAAAATCATCACTCAGCTTATCAACTGTACCAGTAGTAATGTTATTACTGTAGTATACAGAGATAGGGAAGTTGACGTTTGCATCACCACCGATGCTGTTATAAGCTATTGTGCAACCAGTCTGTTTTTCAGCGGCATAACCACTGGTAGAATCACCAATAAACGCTGTGATAATATAAACAGTAAACTGGTCAAGCTCACTGATAGCATTTCTACGTCTAATATCATTCAGCTTAGCCGCAAGCTGAGAGCCGCCGAGAATAAGGAACGGGTCGAAATCCTGTTGAGGCTGAGTTCTGTTAATATCAGTGTAGTTGATACCAAGAATATCAGTAGTAGTCTCAATATCTGCATTATAGTCGATAGAAGAATCCTCAGTTCTACGACCAAGAATTTCTCTTACCGGTGTATTACTACTACCACTCTCTGTCCATTCGGCAACAGTAATAAGCAGTTTACGCTCGGCTCTTTGGTGCGCAGGAAGATTTATAGGAGCAACAGCCATTTGAATTACCTCCAAAGTTTTCTACTCATATCAATGTACTTTATTTGAATAGACGTGGAATATACAGCAAGAGGCGGAGATATTTGGTCATCTATTCCTTCAAATTTTGGTTGTTCTGTAGTAGTTTCTATAGAATCTATTATACAATCTTCACCAAAGTCAGGAAAGTTTCTTGCCTCATTTTGCTCATTTATCCATTCTATAAGTTTTTGAATATCTGACATATCAGACAGATTTTCATTTTCATATCCTGATTGTTTTACTACAGCAATATCTGCCGCAGATTTATACGTTATAATAGTAAAAGTATAAAGTTTTTCAACACTGCCGTCAATAAATGGTTTATTAGTATAGGTATCAGTCGATTCGGTAAAAAGTTGATTGGTGTCGTCTTTTGCATTTATAAAGTTGAAATATAATGGACTATTAAGAATAGTCGGACATGTAATAATATAATCTATTACAGCTTGGTTCTTATTTATCACCACGTTATATCTCCTTCTTTACAAGCGGTTCTGCATAAGCTATAAGTTCGTCAAATTCTGGGCTACCACGTTTTATTACCTCTGTCCAATGCGCTATTGCGAGTGGTGATTTATATGTAAGGCTACGTTCTGTAGGATACTTTGAGCCTTCCCCTTTAGGTGAACGCCATCCTACAACTATTCCATTTACCCGTATCGGTATATTTGGACCGTACACTTTACCTTCATATTGATAATGTGCATATTTTTCTGTTGGATTACCACGAGCACCAATTTTTTTATCGCCCCAAACAATTTGAACTTGTTTTTCGTGATAAATAACATGTGCGCTCTCTTGTAATGCGCCAGAATCTTTAGGAACATATGGCGTTATAATTTCTATAGCTTTACCTGCAATATCTTTCAATACATTCGGATTTTTTGTTAGTGCTATAATTCTTTTTACACCATTCTCTCTTACAGCTTTTCTTATTTCTCCAGCAGGTATTTTAAAGTATACTCTCGCCATAATTATTTACCGCTTGCAAAGTAATGCTCATTTCCTCTGTGACCAGTATTATTAGACCACTGTTGTATTTCCATACAACCTTGTAATCCTTTATACTTTTTTAATAAATCAGAGGAACGATGCCCCGCTTGATACTCATTTATATCATCTGTAACTTCGCCCTTTACAATAATATCTCCTTCGCCTAAAGTGAAATAATTTCCCATTTCATCATTAGGTTTAGCAATCCAATCTTGTTTTTCTAAGAACTTATCATTCTTCGGTATCCTACAGATAATACTATTTGTATCTAATACAACATTTCCTATCACAACTTTATTACCAGTAGATTGCCAAAAATTGTTGTGTAAAACAGTTCTATGCCACGTAACGACTTGTGTCTGTGGGTCTTCAAATCTATTAAAAATTGTAATTGTAGTGTCCCACCAAGGTCCAAAACTATTCACCTGGATAAAGCCCCCTAAACAACACTTTTCGACCTAACGAATCTTTTACATCTTGTAAATACATTTTAATAGTATTATCAAGTTGCGATTTAATAACTCGTACTGCCATGTTACCAGTTATGACATTATATGTTGACGATACGCCATCATTAGATTGGTGAGCCATTAAGCCGGCTTTAATGTTACCATCTTCATCTACAGCATCGACCATAAGCACTTTCTGTTGTTTATCTAATAATTCTATTAGTTTAAACATACAGCGTTTTACAGCTTCTGGATAAGTTGCTTCATTTTTAAGTCTGCCGAATGTCCACCAATCTATTTGAGCCCGTGCTTCAAACTCTAACTGTTCAAAAGCGGTGGCGTCTAACGCATTAATATCACCGCCGAGATTTTCATATTCTTCATAAGTGAGATACATTAAACGTCACCGCCTTTGTAAAAATTAGCCCTTAGACTTAATACGTGCAATCGGAATAGCCTTTAAGCTGATATATTTCTTATTGCTAACACCACCAGTATTAACAAGCTCCCAGTTAGCTCCGTCTGCAAGTTCAGCATTTGTAGGAGATAACGTAGAAACGTTAGCCATAGTGAAACTAATACCGTAAGGAGACCAACACTTTCTCTGTCTGTTGTACAGAGTATCCTGACCACCATTGGTCTTAGGGTCACGGCTCATTTCAGCAGGAACTTTTGCGCCGCAGTTAGTGTACTCAATAGCGCCGTCACCGAAAAGATAGGTGATATAAATCGGGTCACCGTCTGTGGTTTTCTCATAATAAGAAGCAATATCCGCAACTGCGGGAGTTGCAACTGGTGTATATACATAACTGCCAGCAGAACCAGAACGAGTGTAATAAGTCTTACCATTAACAAGTGCAACATCCGAGGTAGCACTAAAAGTTGCAGTAGATATATCTTCCTCGACAGGCATAGAGTCATCAATCAGAACTAATTTGCCGTTGACCGTAGCCATACCAGTATCTCTCTGCATACCGTTCGCATCATTGTACTTGAGGTAAACAAGAATATTCAGGTTTTCGAGGTGAGTAGCAACTGCGGAGTGCATGATAGCAAGAGAGAACTTCTGCTTGTGGTCACCACATGCTTTTTGAATAGCAGTATTAATGGTTGTAGCATCCATATAACCAGTAGTACCTTCACTATTCTGGGTTGCAGTAATATCATAGGTGTGCGAATCAACGAACTTCGCACCTTCTGTATCACTCATGGAGAACACGCCTTGCAGAATAGAAATAATAGTATCCTGGTCAATTTCATCCCAATACTCCGCGACTTGCTGTGCGACGTTTTCCATGAAGTCAACACCACCAGTAATATCGTAGGAGAAATCCTTCTCTGTCCATGCTTGTGCACGACCAACAACGACACGAGAGTGGGAGAAAGTCTGCGTGGTTTGTGCCGTAATATCGGTAACACCATCGTAGTTAAGCGGAATAGAGCCGCTGATAAGTCCCTTTAAGGGTGTGGTAATGTAGTTACCACCAACTTGGTCTCTCATAGCTTCAGCTAAATCTTGACGGGAGACAATAGCACGGGACTTTAAAAGTTCATTCAGTTTAGTATTCGGTACACGGTCAACGTATCTCT